TTAGTTAATACCTTCTGCCATTTCTTTACGTCTCCAACTATATCTGCACTTGGATCAGTCCACTTATCTGTAGATGTTAATGTGACTTTGTGGTTACTTGGTACTCCATAATCAACAACTACTCCTCCATCGTTTGCATCTGATGAATAATTTATTACTCCATTCTGAACAACCTGTGCTGCCATTGCTTTTGGAATAATATCTGAACCCTTTACCAAATTAACCTGTCCATCAAAAATTTGATCAGATATTGCTTTAACTAAATTCTCGTTATTACATCCCATTGCTGATATTAATTCTCTTCTTGTAGTTTCATCAATTCCTGTTGATTCTTTGAAGAATGGTATTTCTGTGCTTTGTACTGTGATTTCTGCAGATAAGCTTCTCATCTTAGCAGCTACATCAAAAGTACTTTGTCTTAAAGCAATTGGTTTCTTTTTAGCACCTTTTGCATTTTCAAGTTTTGTTCCTAATACTTTTTTAGGTGGAAATAGTGATTTTTCTAGTGTTGGCTCTACTGGTAACTCTTTCATGTAAAGAGCTATGTTTTGTGAATTTATAAAATCTTGTAAATTCATATGTTTTTTACCTCCTTCTATTTACCAAATATAATCATTGGCATTGCTGCTTTTTCAACTGCTTTATTAGTTGTATCTAATTTAACAGCACTTTCATAAACTGCACCATGTACCATTACTGCTGCAATTTCTATAGCATTGTCTGCTACTCCATCGGCTGATGCAGAATTTTTGAAATTTAAATCCTGATATAATATTCCATATGCTGTTGTTGAACCAGGTGTATCTCCGCTAACTCCTGTTGTAACAGCAACTTTACCATCTGCTGAAATTAATGTTCCAGCCTCTAATACTTCCTTATCATTTAGTTTTGCTTTTACATCTGCTTTTTTAATTTTAATAGGCAATGTAATAAAGTGATCTCCTGCAATTAATCTAAGCTTTTTATGTGATGCTCCTATTGTATATGAACTTTGATGCATATACTCATTCCTCCTTTAAATTTAATTTTTAATTAGCTGCAAATGAACTAATATCTTTTACCTGTTTTAATGATTCTGCCTTATCTTTTCCTAGCTGTGTAGCAAAATTAGTGTTTGTTGGTTCTTTACCACCATTATCCACTCCACCAGTATTAAATGAACTTGTTCCCTTTGGATCAATATTGAATAAATACTCATGAGATTTCTGTAATGGTTCAAGTTGTTCTTTTAAACCTATAATTGAATCGCCATCAACTTTTAACTTGTCATTATCAATAAGTGCCATAATAAGCTTTTTATCTTTAACATTAAAAGCTCCTAGACCTTTTTCTAACGCATTATTAAAAGCAATATCTGATAACTTCTTCTCATAATCATCTGTTATTGTTTTATTTTTGCCTTCAAGCTCTTCAACTTTTTCTTTTAAACCTGCTGCATCTTTAAACTCATCTTTAAGATTAGATATTTGTGTATCTCTCTCACCAACCTGTTTCTTATATTCCTTAGCCTGTTCATTCACCTGGTCGAATCTACTTTTAGGAACATATTTACCCTCGCTTATATCCTCAAAGTCCTGTTTATCTAATTCTTTCTTTTTATCATCTGGTAAAGCTTTGTATGCTTCTTCACCTATTATGTCTTTAATTTTTGCCATTATATATTTCCTCCATTTCTATTATCATTTTTTAACGTGTTAGGCCCACGATAGAAATTAATCAGTTCTTTAATGTCTGCTGATTAAAAGACATAATAAAAAGCCTTATTTCTAAGACTTTAATTCATAGGAACAACATATATATTCATAACATTTATTATTGCGCTTACCATCAGTTCCACTATCATACGGACAGTTTATTATAGGTGTCTTATTATTTCTATATATACATTCTACACTGTAACTACCACTTAATATATTTGCATATTTACATACTTTTAGATTTTCTATTTTGGGAATACGATAGTTATTTTTACTCATATCTTTTGCTATTCATCAGTTTACTCATAGCCTGTTTATGAATATTTATATTATTTTCAAGTGCAATATTTAAAGCTTTATTCATTTCTTGAGATAAATTGCGATTTAAAACTTGTTTAATTCCCTCAATGTTCTTTTGTAATCTTCTAGTTAGAGTATTATCTAACTTTATTAAATACTTAGTTCCACAATGAGGACATTTAATATAAGTTTCTGATAGCATTGCTCCTAAATATTTTTCCTTAATTTGTGGCTCAAATTCATGTTTACAGTTTGGATTATCACATATAACTTTCAACACTTCTCATCCCTTTCAATTCTCCAATCGCTTGGAACTTTACGCATAATAAAAACACCTAGACATCTCTAAGTGCTAAATTCTTACTATATTTATTATATCATGTGTATCTTTTAAAATTTCTCAACTTTTTCTCATTTTCTTCTCATAATTCAAACAAAAAATAGCACCCACATAAATTTTAAGTAAATGCTATTCTTGTATTTCATATGAGTCTGACATGAATTTTCTATATTCATCTTTTGCCCATTGTGGTGCATCATCTTTTATCTGCAACCCATCATCTGTATAATATCCATAACCTTCCTTCATAAATTTTGGTTCATCTTGTTCCATAATATCACTCTTTCATTTTTATATATTCTTTTAATTTATTTTCTACTTTCATACCAAATATTTGGGCAAACTCTCTTGGATTATCTCCCCCAAAATATTCAGCAAATGCCTCTGCAAAAGTTTCAGATGGATTCTTTCCCCCATATCTGCTAACAAGCTCAGGTGCATCTTTAAAACTGTATGCTTTATCGTAGATGTTATTATACTCTAATAATACATCATTTATAAAGTCTTTGCACCATTTACTACTGTCTAATTCTCTATTATCCATCCATTTTAAAGAATCAGCTATATGATGTCCATATTCGTGCACAAAGGTTTTATATCCACGTGCATTTGGTACTGTCCATTGTGTTCTTATACATCTTTCAATATATTCTCTATTATAGGTTTTATCACAGAAATACTTTCCGTTTAATACAAGCTCAACTGCTTCAGGTCTCTTTGGGTAATAGCTATAATATCCTACTGGTTCTATTCCTGCCTTAACTTTTATAGCTGGTAATTTCACCGGATTAATTTTCTTAAACCCTTTAAAATACTCATGGAATTTATCTAACCAATTAATGCTGTCTTGCAATAAGTCTTTATTTATAGGATATTTTCTACTATCACTGAAATTAATATCAAATGTATCTTTTAAATGTTTGCTTATTTCTTTTTTATTTTTATATTCTTTTGAACTAAACTCAAACACCTTCCATGATACTTCATCATTATCTTTTGATGCAAGTCTAGTATATAAAGCTTTTCTAGTATTATCATTGTATCTACTTATATTAACTTTTACAGTTCCATCTTTGCCATTAACTTTTACTAATTCAGCACCAGGCTTATTGTCTGTATTATCAATTGTATTAAAGTCTGTGCTCCATTCATCCAGTTCCGTATCTTCATTACCTTCAACCCATTTATTTATTCTTACTATAGCATCATCAATTTCAACAAGCCATTCTGTTAAGTAACACATGCAGTTTGGATGTTGAATTGGTGTTTTATCTGCTGGAAATATTCCTGCTCCTAATCCATAAGAATCATTACCTGCATAATCATCACATTCATCTTGTTTCCCATGCATACGTGCTCCATGACTTGGGCTTAAGTTCCATTTCATTCCTCTGTTAAATGGGTTTTTCTTTGCGGTTTGAATTTGTGTTTCTGCAGCTGCATGAGTAATTGATGTTCTTGCTAATCTTTGCGCTTGATATGATACTTTATAGCTATCAAATCCAGCTTTGAAATTTGTAGTAGTTAATCTATTCTTTGGATTTATTAATACTTCAAGGTCATTTGCTAGCTTTCTAGCATTAGCACCACCAGCAATATTCATTTTTATAAATTCATCTATCTTATTGCTATTATCTGAAGTTAAGTTCCACAATCTTTTACTTAACGTCTTTCCATCTTTGTAATATTCACCTGCAACTAAATTTTTAACAACAGTATTTGAATAGTTATTAATATTATGTTTAACTATCTCACTTAGCTTTCTGTCTTTTACAACTTGATCTACATAATCTAATATAACTTGTCTTTGTATAATAGAACTTTCCATCATATTATCTTTAATATTAGGATATAGTTGCTTATATAAGTCTTTAGTATAATCATTAAGTAATCTTGCTATATCTATATCATGCACTCTAGTTCTACTTATATCGGGTAATTCTAATATCTCATCAATAAGCCTTGTAGCTGATTTAGCATATATGTTATTAATCTGTTTTTCCTGTTCTATTGTAAGTTTCAGTATTTTTTTCCTTGCCTCTAATACCTTTTTCTTATAAGGGTTCATGATACATCACCACTATTCTTCATCTTCTAGTTGTTTATTTATATCATCAATCTCACTATTCGTATCCTTTAACATTGAGTCCTGAGCATTCTGCAACATAGTAGTTTCCTCTAAAATTTCTTCAAAGGCCTTTTCTGCATCTTCTTCATTTGTAAATTCTTTAATATATGATTTTCTACTTCTAACCTTTCTATCAACTTCATCCATAGCTTTATCTTTCTTATCATCTTCATCTGAAGGTAATGGAACATTTCTCTTTATTATCTTTGTGTAATTCATTAGTAACCAATACTTATCAAATATTCCTGGATAACAAAAAGAACCTACTTCGATAATAAAATCAATTAGGTTCAATAAAGGTTTTTCCCAGTCATTAAATTTTTCATCACACCTGGCCATCAAATCATTGTAAAGATATCCCATAGCTTTTGCACTTGGTATATTATTTAAATCAGTTATCTTTGGCATATCAAGCATTTCTCTCATGTCTGAATCACATCTATTTAGATATGCATCAATTGCTCCACTATTCCCTATATTATATTCTTGTCTCTGTATAGTTGCCTGTTTCCCCCCGTTCCATGGCTTCATCTGATGTTCTTATAGCATGTAATGCATTAGGTGCTACAGTTAGTTTATTAACATCATCTTCATTACCATCAATTACTGCTTCAGCCCCAAACATCTGAAATCTTAATGCATCTGCAAAATCACTATTTCTTTTATTGTATTGGTTTTGAGAATCTACTAAGTCGGTTACATCAGATTCCCCAAATTTACTATTGAGCTCTCCAGCATTCTTTATTAGCCAACATGGAATAGTTTTAGATATTGTAATCTCATTGTCTATAGTTAATTCTTCCTGAAGTTCTGAATTTAAATAAGTTTCTTTCTTATAGAATGGTTTGTACTCTACTATCTTATTATCTGCATCTAGTGTCCTCTCTAATGGCTTGTAATAATAAGTATGTAGATAATACACCTTATCTTTATCCTCTTCTTTAAATACATTCTGTTCATCTTCTTCAAAGAATATTACTTTAAGTAGCTTTCCATTTTTCTCTTTATAATAAAAATTCTCTATGCTTTCATATTTAATAACAATAGGTTGTCCTGGATTAGCTTCTGCTCTAAGAAGTACTCTTTTCTTTATAGTAGCCTCAAGGAATGCTTTTCTAGTATTATTCCAAAAATCATTATTTTCAAATACATCTTCAATGTATTTTCTAAGGTCCTCACAATTATCCTTATCTTTTAAATCATCAGCTTTAAATACAAGAGTAGGTTCTTTACCAAACATCCATCGTGCCTGTTTTCTAAGTAACGGCTTAATTTTGTTTCTTATTTCTTGTGTAGGCTTATAATCAATATTATCATCTATTGTCCAATTTTGACCATATAACACAGGATTATTCTTTGCTGCTTCTAAATCCTCACTCTTGCCTTTATAAAATATATAATCTCTTAATACTTGCCTTCTTTCTCTTATTTCATTCCATGGTAAATTTAACAGCGTATCTCTTACACTTTTTGCTTGTCTTTCTTCTACAGTTTCCAAATTAATTCACCTCTTATTTATCAAATTATTTCCCATTTTTAAAATATAGTATTTATAAACATTTACTATTAAAAACTTATTATTTCGTTAAAAGTCTGACCTTTAAATTCATTACTTTTAATAAGCTTAGTATTTAAGCCATTTTTATATTTTTATAATTTCGCTAAATCAATGTTATTCGAAATAATTACCCATTTACGACTTTAATATTTCCCAGCTTTTTAGAATATATTTTGTCCTTGTCTTCCATATGGATCAACAGCTTTTTTGTTAACTACTCCCTTTCCTTTTTGGTAAATTGAATCATCATATTCTTCAACTTTAAATCTTAATACTGTATATACAAAATATCTAATAGCATCCATAGCATGGTCATTTTCTTTTATAACTTCTTCAATCCCTTTACTACCTTTCTTTGCATCCCATACATATGAACTAAATTCTTTTAAGGTATTCTGACAGCATTCATTAACGTAAAATAAACCAATACTTAGTGCACTAGCAACTGTTCGTATTCCATCTAGTACATCATTATTAGCTGGTAGTATATTCTTAAAGCCATCATCACGTAATTGTTTTATAAAACTTGCTGCACTTGGATCAACTATTATTCTTACTGGTATTATATCTCCTAAGAATTTTTTTAAAATCTCTTGAATATTGAATATCAGCCTTTTGTATTCCTGTATTTCTACCACTATAGTAATATTCTTTTACTATGTACCATTTATCATTAAAAAGTCCCCACAAAAGAAAAGACAGTAGCATTTTGGGTTCCATAATCTATGCTTACATAATACTTTTCATATCTTCTTTTAATAGTCTTTACTTTGTGTATATCTTCATTGAACATATCATAAATAACACCTTCTGCAAGGCACCATAAACCAAGAATGTATCGTTTATAGAATATTCCTGAATACATTCTCTTATATCTTTCTTTTACTCTTTCAGATAAACTTAAATTATCATCCATAGTAAAATGTAAATGAACTGCATTCTTTTCTTCTAACTTGTCTAAAAATTCAGTTTTAAACCAATGATATGGTCCATCTGGGTTGCAATTAAACCACATTTTAGCACCATCAACAGAACATCTTGAAGTAGCTTGATTTACAAATGATTGTGGCATCAAAGCAACTTCATCAAATAATACACCTGCTAATGTAATACCTTGTATCAAGTCTTGTGAGCCTTCATCTTTACCACCAAATAAATAGAAGTCATTACTTTTCCCATCTTTAGATATAGTAAGATAATTTTCATTAGAACTTCTATGATCTTTACACTTGTATCCTCTGCCTTTTAACATTTTCTTAAGTGGCTTTATAACATTTCTTCTTAATGAACCTATAGTTTTACCACACATTGCAAAATTTTCATCATCAAATTCCTCTGTTGCCCACATAACAAATGATAATGACATTACCACTGTCTTACCAGCTCTTACTGAGCCATCAGCAATTAGGATATCTTTCCTACATACGGGAGACAACGCATTCCACCATGTTAATACTTGAATCTGTTTATCTGAAAAAGGTTGAAATTTAAATACTTTCTCTTTATGCTTTTTCTTACTCATTGTTCCATACCTGTTTAGTTCTGCCCTTTAATGCTTCTAAGAATCCATCATCTTCAATTTCTCCTTCATCATTATCAGTAATTCTATTAGTTTCAGCTTTAGTTTTTTCAATATCAACTTGAAGCTTCAACTGTTGAAGTTTCTTGTATTCAATATCCAACTTAGTCTTTTCTTCATCTGATAACAGATTACTTAACTTCGATAATACATCCATTGCTTTCATCTTATCTGCTAACTTAAATTTAATTCCATCCTTACCTTCTGAAACTTCTGATATTATACTTGTATCTAATCCAACACTGTCTTTTAATTTTACATAGCTATATTCACTGATCTTTTGTGCTCCAGTGTTAGGATCTACAACTGGTATATCAATTCCATCTTTATTCTTTTGCCATTGTGGTACTTGCTTAACTCCAAACTCTAAGTAATCACCTATGTCAGCTAGTGCTATATCTTTGTACTTTTGTATCAATGTTCTTTGTAAAAATTCCTTATTTAAATCTTGTGCTATTAATTTATCCAACTGTTCCTTAACCTTAGTATTTCTGAGTAGCTTATTTCCATTTACCATGGCAGTTTCATAAGTACACTTGTAAGCTCTTGAATAAGCCTTGGTAGCATTTAAACATCTAGAATATATAACACAAAAGAGCCTCTGCTTATCCGTTAATTCTTCATTCTCCATGACTTCTTTAACTTCATCAGCAATAGGCTCTTTTATACCACATTCATTATTCTTTTTTGCACCTGCACTCTTTTTATTTTGTGTGCATACTTTTTTACTTTTTGTTGTGCATACCTTTTTTATCCTTGCACCACTTATATCTAGTCTTCCATGACTTAACTGTATTGATAGATACATTGTATTTCTCTGCTATTTCTTTATACTTCATACCATTAATATAATCTTCTTCTGCCAGTTCATAATTTTGTTTATCCATATCTCACTGTCACCACCTCGCTCTGCTAATATATTATTTATCTTCTTTTTTCACTGTTCTTAAAGCAGTTTTCTAAATCTTTGTATATATTATATAAATGATACGATAAAAATGTAAGGAAACGATCATATAAGAATGTACAATTTAGTTTTTATAAATTATAATTACTCAAGATTTATTGGGGGTAATTATGATTATAGAAACAAATATTTATTCAGAAGTTAAAATTAATACATTGGAAGATCTTCATAAGCTAAAATCAATTATGGAGGTAAACAATTTGAAAGTAAATAAAAGCCAAATAGCTAAGGGAACTTGGTGTTGATCCT